AGGGTGCAAAGGAAAAACAGAACTAATGTTTCCTAAACAACATAAGGACATTACCTACATTGCACAGGCAAGAGCTATCTGTAAGTCATGTCCAGTTCGCAGGGAGTGTTTGAAGTACGCACTAGAGTTTCCACCTGCCGATATGCATGGTGTCTGGGCAGGGTTGACGAGTCGACAGCTAGCTGCAGAACAAAGAAGAAGGAAGATAAAACCTACTAGACCTACACTGGCACAGATGTGGGGAGGATGAAAAGAAAGGTAAAAAAAGGGCAAAAAGTTTGCGCGCGCGTCTTTTTTTCAATTTTTTTCTAGTCTTGTATGTACCACTTACAAAATTCGGAGATTACAAGTACCACAAAAATCCATCTCATTTAATTGGGTAATTATTTGTTGGCAATCTTTTTTGCCGCACGGTTTCATTAATGTTTCCCCGCGCAGATACGCCAGCACTTCTTCTTGTACTGTCGGCAGAGCAAACTGCGCATTACCGGGCGAAGGGATTCCCTTTTCGTTCTGAATGAAATCCCATACTGCATAAAGAACAAACTGATTTACAGATATTCCTTTTTTATTTGCAGCTTCTAGTATTTGATTTTTTACATCACCCTTTAGACGGAGAGTTATTCCTGTCCATCTATCTGTGTATTTTGTCTTGCTGGCCTTACGCCCCATCGCGCTCTACCAAAGCCTGGATATAGGCGGTGAGCGTCAAATCAACAGCTGATGATTGGTCTATTAGTTTCTGTTTGAACTCTCTTGTAACCCTGAGTGTAAGCGTCACTACTGGCTTCTCTGGGATTACAACTGGCCGGCCTGGGTTGCGTTTCATACCCAGAATTTAGTTCAGTACGAAGTTCCTCATTGCAACTACTATCAACCCAATTAGGGTCACTTTATATAGGAAACTTTTATGGGAGTATGCAACTGACCCTATAAAAGAAGAAGAAAGAATAAGCAACAATAATTGCCAAATAGAAAAGCCAAACATTTATTCCTCAATTCGGAGAGGGACTTTATATTTCTCTCCTTCTATTTCTATCACTGTTTTTTCATATACCCGGATGAAGTGTTCCCTGTCCCCATTGGTATGCATCCCTGCGCCGGCAGCACCTAGCTTGCGCACAGTGAGTATGAGGGCCTCCTGTAGCTCCTGCTGGTTCATCACACCTGCGTTGGCGTCTTCCATTATCCGTTGGAATTTACCCCAAGCAATAATGGGTTCATCTGTTTCCCCTATTTTTGTATGCCTATTAATTGTGGAACGTCTTATTTCCCCTGCCTTGGGCATGAAGGTAGACGTAGTAGCCAGTATGAGGAAGGCTTCCTTACAGTCTGCGTAGCTCAGGTCATGGAGCAAGTCGTACCAGGACTTATAGATGAGCTGTACGCGGCTCTTGTCATCTAATGGGAGCTCTTGGTTGTACGTGGCGAAGACCTGGTCAACTAGGTTAGCTAATTCAGCTTTATCCATTATTAATCCATTCATCTCGCGCGTTTGTATCTGTCGACTTGTCATAGCGCTCTAGGAACATCTCGACATGCTCAGCGTCTCTAAAGATTAAGTCTATCCCGTTGTATGTCTTGCCGGCTTTGTTCTGGCCCATATGGAAGGCTGATGCCGCGCAACCCAGAATTGCATGCCTGCATGCTTCCAGGCCGTAGGTGTAGATAGCCCAACCTATTGCGTTCTCTCTGTTGACGTCCATGCTCACTCGAGACTTGTTGAACGTTAGTTTCCAGAAGTCAAATATTTCTAGCTTTTGTGCTTTTGGTATTTCTTTAGCTGCAGCTGTCTTTGACTTGTTGTGTTCGGATTGACCGCGCTTCCCCATGGGGTAAATCATACCCCTGGAATCTGAAACTGTCAATGTTAAAAAGGAAAAAGTAAGTACCAAAAATGGTAAAAACGGTTTTTGTTTTTTCAACCTTACGAAAGGATTAATTTCGTTAACTAGTACATTAATAACTACGTAAAGAAAGAACGTAGTAAGTTAAAGAAGAAGCCCCCTTTGGAAAGGGGGTCTGGGGGAAAACCTTTGATTTTGTACCAACTTATCGCGGGCGTCGTCCATCAGACTTTCCGTTTCTGGAAAGTGTTTTTGGGCGTGTAGATTTCAGCGATTGTGACGTCACATTGATACCTAGACCTATTGGGCTAGATGGGTGGTCACCCTAGCAGTAGTCATCCACCACCGTCAACCGGTTAGAGGGTATTTTTTCGGAATTTTTTATTTTCCCCGGGAGCTCGAGCCGGCGATTAAATAAAAACAAATATTTGCATTAAATAATAAAAGCACGTGCTATGGTAGCGGGGCTTCCTTTGGCACAGTTCCCCAATCGCCGAAGAAGCAAGGCCCGGGGTTGAGTCTCCGTTGTGGTAGGTGGTGTTGATTCCCCCGGGCTACCTTTTACTTGAACTTGCCGGCCTCGCTTGAGCCCCAGCCCCAGCGGCTGATGCGCATCTGCGTGTAGAACGCGTTGCGCTTAGCCTTGGTGTAGCCGAATTTTGGGCCGGCATCGTACGCCCATTTTTTTCTGTTTTCTTTCATTTTTGCCATATCCGGCCAGAGCTCGTTTTGGACGTCATAAATATTTTCTTTTTCTGCAGATACTGCCGGCCGCAGCCTCACGTTGTGTGTCAGGTCTACATACGTAGAGTTGATGCGCGACATCTCCTGGCGGTGCGCGCGCTCCTGATTATTAACACTTCTTTGGTACCGCCGCCAGATGCGCGCCTTATCAAGCTGCCTTGAGTCGAGGGCCCAGATGGCTAAGAACAAAATATGTAAAAAAAGAAGTTTAAAACTCATTGTCTTCCTCCTCAGGGAGCTGAATGCAGTTATATGCAATTCCTAAATTTTCCATAATTTTGTTTGCCGCAAGACCGGATGCGCCAATCTTGGTAACCAAGTCCCCCAGGTAGTCTGGTTTTTTGTTCTCTACAGAATTCTCCATTTTGTATTGCATCTGGTCCTGGTCGTCCAGAATCGAATTTCTTTCAAATTCTGCGCGCTGCTCGAGGGCGTCTTCTTCTTCAGGGTTATCGATTTGCATAATACTCCTCCATGGCTGACGTGTCGCCATTGTAGTACTCGTGCATGGCTTTATTAGCACTCTTCTCGCTTCGAGTTCTTTCTTGCTTATCTCGTTTTTTTTCAGCGCGGCGCGCACCAGCTTTATAGATGATTGTTCCTAGAACTATGCCCATATATCTTCCTTGCTCCTGATTGCTTGATAGCTTGATATTTTTGAATCTATTCGACGCAGCGAGTCCTTTATCTCTTCTTGTTCCTCGTGCGTAAACTTATCTTTATCTCCAATTATTCTCGTTGCAATTACTGCAGTTATCGTTGGCAGTATCACGAATACAGCTGTTGCGACAAGAACCATCCCAGCCATCCGCCCAATCATCGTTGATGGGAACTGGTCACCATAGCCAACAGTAGTGAAGGTCATGAATGACCACCAGAGACCATCAGCAAAAGAATGATTTTCCAAAATAGAATATATAGAAGATGAGCCAATAACTTCAACAGCCAACAAACAGCCGAGCTGTAATGCGCGTCTTCCACCACCGTCATGATAATTCATGTGTCTAGTATGTCTTTCTTTTTGTATGTCTAGTAATCGATTAGTGGCAACCCGAACCATCCGCGCTCGAGCATCATGCCGATTGCGGAGTAGCCGACGATATCAGTATACGTATCTGTTACTGATTCGTTCTCTGGATTGTTTTTTGTTTTTTGTAGATTAATTAATCGAGCTAGCTTGTCGTGCGTGCGGACCAATAGTCCATACCGCCCAAACCTTGAGATGTTCTCATGACCGTAATCTTTTTGTTTTTTGATTAGTGTCTCGAGGATTGAGTCGCGCACCATCCAACTATCGAATTCAGCTGACGCGGAGTTTCTTGTTTTTTTCTGATTTTCTGGATGCGCGCTGCCGGCTACCAGGTCTTCAGATATTGCTAAAAAATTGCCATTTTTGATTCCAGCGGCTGCAGCTAGACATCCGAGCTGACGCCATTCATCAACCCAGTAAGGACCATCAGAAGTAAAGAATTTAAAGTTATTCAGCATCCCGTCGAAATGGGACGACAAATATTTCTGAGATTCTCGAGATACTTGGCCGGCCGCATAGATAACTTTTTCTTCATTTTTTCGCATTTCTTGACTTTCCTCTTCGAGGCAATCCAGATGGTGGATAATCTTCTCGAGCGAGTAATCGTTAAAAATTTCACAAACTACAACCTTGGCAGCCTCTTGCCACCAACGTGGTCCGTCATTGCCGAGCTCATCCACCACCGTCAACATTATTCACCCTCTTCTAGTAGTTCGTCCCAGCTCCTGGGAGGGGTCGTTTCGATTTTGATTCTAACCTCTTCAACTATTTTTTCCAACTCGGAAATCCAGACCTGGTCGGCGATAACGCTGCCGAGCCCCGCTCTCTCTCCCACATCATCGGCCCTTTGAATTCTCTCTTCAATGTACTCACGTGAAAAGGCTGCAGTCAAAGAGTTTTCTTTAGAATTCTTAAATATGACTGGACCGTCTTCGCCATTAAGCGCTGACCTAGGAACATGCACGCCAGTGACCGCCACATCATTATCGGTAAAAACGAAGATGATGTTATGGACCTCTTCGGAGGTTTCTGCGATTTTTTCCATTACTTCTTCTATGAGCTCTGGCTTCATCTTTTCTTTTTTTAGCATTTCTTCAAATGCATCGCTGCCGCGGACTGACTGATATTTATTGTTTTTTTCTTCCATGTGTAGAATCTACCTAACTTTCATCCACGTGTCTTTTTGGTTAGCTATTTTCAATTTTGCAAATAAGTTCAAAAACATCTTCAGGGTTTGAAAGCTCATAGATGACCCCAGCGAGGAAATCTACGGCGTCGTCTCCATGTTGTGATTTCACGGATTGTGCTAAGCGCATTGCCAGAACGATGCTGGTTTTTTGCTCTTTTTCTTTCAGTAGATATTCCTGCATTGCTGGCACCTCCAGTACCTTTAGTTGAATCCCTGCCCCCAGCCATCCGAACCCGACGAACGTTTGACCAGGAGCAGGAAATTTGTTAAAAAAACCGTTTTTTCTACTCGGCCGCAGCCGGATGCTCATGAGGGAAAATCCCGTTTTTATGAAGAGTCACTCGAGTGGCCGGCAGTACTTGGTTAAATTTAACCAAATCATGGATGTCATCGATAAAGGTATCTCGTGCCCAGTCCATCAGGGATTGGTCACTCATCGGTTCATTCTCATCAAACCCAAGGATGATGTCATTGTCCTCATCAAAGGTGACAGTTATATCAACAGTTACTCGTCTACCCATAGGTCATCCTCCACGGTCCGATTGTCAATAGATACTCAGAATACTGCTCTTTTATGAATAGCTTCTGGGTCCCCAATAACTCTATCTACTGAGCTTTTAAATGTCAACCTATAAAATAAATATATTTGTACCTCTTATGGGGGAAGTGTCAAGGGCGAACACTTGTTCGTCTATTGTTATCGGCATGGACAACAACACAAGATTTAGCACTTACACCCAAGCTCTCACCCAATACATTGAGCGAGAAGGCAATTCCCAGATTCCCGCTGCGCATGTTGAAAAAATTCAAGAAAATCATATTTCTTTAGGTGCATGGGTTGGTTACATCAGACAGCGTTATCGTAAAAATCAATTGTCAGAAGACCGAGTAAAGAAAATTCAAGAAATTCCTAATTGGCAGTGGGGTCCATTTAAGCCTGGTCCTGCCACAGACATAAGTAGAAATTCAGAAATTCATCAAATGCGTGCTGCCGGTAAGTCCCTGAGAGAAATCGCAGATGTATTTGATTTGAGCCGGCAGCGGGTCCATCAAATAATTAGAAAAAATGAAGATATCTAATTAAACAACCCAGTCCGCCAAGGTCATCCACCACCGTCGTATTAAATAAGGAGTTTTTATGAGACCCCCTCCCCCGTCCGGTAAATCATCAAGAAGAGAATTAAATCAATTTTCTAAATATTCTTCAATGGTTGCTAGCTCTCAAGAAAAGGCCCCGCGCAAATCCGTTTTCGGCGGGGCTCTGTTCGGCTTCGTGGGAATTTCTGTGATTTATTCGCTTTCTTTACTCGGAGTGACCAGAGTGTTGCGCAGTGCCGAAGTCGTTTCGTGGGCGTTGTCGTTCCCACAGGCTCTCGCTGTGTCTGCCCTGTTCGTCCTTGTGCGCACGATAGAGCGAGCCATTGGTTCTGTCGTAGCGTCCTCTAGGGAGAGTGTAGAGCGTTAGAGAGTTATCTATTAGAGGTACAACTGGTACACGCTGTCTTATCAACTGTACGAGTGTGAGCGTGAGTGTGTGAGTGTGTAATGCGATTCCTAATAGGGTCACGAATAGTACACAATAGATAACTTCATAGTTCATAGTTTTCGCTTTCGTTAGTTATCTATTAGTAAAGAACTGGCATAACAATAATCGGTGTCTGCTCGCCTACCCATGCGCCTATGCAGTTGTAACTAATGTATTCCTCTGCTTCCTCATCATCCATACCGTCACGCTCAATGCAGACATCAATCATTTTTTCCCAAGAATAAACTGCCAATAAAGGTTCGTTTATTCGTTGAGAGAATCCAATTAGTGCTTCATCAAACCCGTCCATGAGTAATGCGTTCTCTCCCATTGACTCTAAGTGTTCGTTTATTTGCTTTCGCAATTTACTTTGCTTCTTTTTCTTTTTCATTTTTTTCTCTTTTCTTAGAGTTATCTATTAGTAGTTACTGGAACTATTTTGCTGGAGAGAATAATGCAAACGATTCTAATGCACTCATAAAGTCAATGCCTTCGTTGCATACTATGTTTTCGTAATCCAGTTTTGCTTTCTCTTGGTCGTATCCATTTTCCTCAACATCGTCAAGAATCGCTTGGAGTACATGAATCGCATGTTGCAGACTGTCTTGCAAGTCCTCTAGTGCTTCATCAAGTGTGTCGTAGTCGCTCATTTTTTTTCCTTTTCTAGTTATCTATTAGGGGATAGCACACTACCCACCCGAAAGGAGAAAGACCGAACGGGTGGGTAGGTACTTACTCTGCCTACCTAGTAATGGGGGTAACTAGGTAGGCGAGAAGTTATCTATTCAGAGTAGGGGAGTTCGCTACCGTTGGCATTTCGCCACACTTCTCTGAACATGGCTGGATAGACGCTACGAGCCTTGCCACCATTTGATAGTTGTTTCAGTTGCTTTATGGCTTCGTCTGCGTGGGGAACAATTATGTATTTGTTCTTACGAGCGTAGGTGAGACACTGCATAGCCAGTACTCCGTGAAACCCGTCATTGTGTCCACACACTCCACCATCTGTAACCCACACTAACGGCGAGTTCTTTTGGGCTTTGTTTTTCACGCCCCACTCAATGGCAGGGAAGTCAACTCCGTTGCCATATCCGTAGTCAGGTAGTTGCTCAACCATGCGACCCTTGTCAGCAACGATGAACATGTTCGTTCCCTCGTTACCTTTATCGGTGTACATGGCGATAGTAGCCCCAGGGGCATGTTCCAAGATTTCAGCAATTTGATTCTCGGTGAAAGACATTGACCCACTTGCGTCAAGAATTACCATGCCACCACTACCACGAACGGTACGGTCAAACACTCGCATTGAGGGGTCGGTCAATAGACGGTGCATACGGCGTGGTCTGCGACCCATGTTCGTTGCAATTCGCTTCTTACCGATATGACCCTTGCTGTATTTTGGCATTGGGCAACGCTCAATACGGAGTTCTGACCAGCGTGGGATTCCTCTAGTCGCTTCCGTTGGAGTGATTTTGTCAAGGTCGGGATTTCCTTCCTTGTTGCCTTCATCTGATTTCCCTTTATTGCTGTGGGCAATTTCGGTGGACGAGTTATCTATTGGAGATTCACCATTTCCTGACTTGGAGTCACCTGATTTTTTTGCTTTTTTTGGTGGTTCAGGTGGTGGTGGGAACATAGCAAGCCTGTCCACCCACTCGGCAATTCTTTCCGTGTGAGCGAAACCAATAGGCGATAGTCCAGTATTCCCGTCTGCTTCTGTGCTTGCGAGATTCCGTTCTTTATCGGCTTTTTTGATTTCTTTGACTGCTCGCTTGGAGATTTTGAGAAGGATTTCTCCCCACTCTCGGTTGTGCCTACGAACGCCATTGAGAAACAATTTGTTTCCACCTGTACCTGCTGTTGCCACTGCCGAAGCAACACAACCAGCCCAGTCTTTGGTTGCGCCCATGCGCTCTCCGTCTGCTGTTTCACTTCCGTCAGATAGTAGAGACATGTCAAACCCTGCTTTGGTGCATAGGTAGTTGACACGCAATTCCTCTGTAACGATTAGTGCTTGTGCAGAAGCGATTTGCCGACCAACCCACGAATCCATATCGGTTGCAGGTGACACCTTTGCATGCATCATTTCGTGCGCCCTGATTACCCGACCCTTTTCATCATCATCGGTAGGTGCGTACATAACACGCTTGGCAACATTGGTCTTTGGTTCGCCTCGTACTGCTCGGCAGTGTTCTACATGCCACTTGCCATGCTCAATGTCGGAACGACCTAGAAGGGTCGGCTCTGCCTGAGCCGACCCCCTTTCGGAGTTATCTATTGAGGTAGGGAAGGCTTTCCCCACTGTGGTTGAGGTTGGAATTGAGTGACGAGACATGGTTATTTCACCATGTCCACTGCAATAGCGTCAAGAATCTGCTTTGCCCTGCGCCCGAAGGTCAACTGGCATGCTCGTTCCATACCGACACTCTTGCGAAGTGTGTCAAGAGCGATGAAGGCTCGGAGTGAGATTCTGTCATCGCCAGCGTCAGCCATGCGAACTGCGTATTCACGCAAGTCAGCCGAAAGACGAAGCAACGCCTGTGGGTGTGGCTTGTCAATACGAATCCGAATTGGGAATCGGTCAGCAAGAGCCGTAGGGAGTTCACCCATTGTCTCAATGTTGGTTGTCATAATTGCAGAGAATCCTGCAAGTGGTCGGATGATTTCACCATTTTCAGGGTGTTCATACGAAGCCGATTCAGGGGAATCAAGCATGGAGAGAAGTGTTGCGAACACATCGCCCGAAGCCTTGTCAACTTCATCCACGATGAGCCGACCACCCTTTACCCCATTTCCCTGCCAAGCCTTTAGAGCCGAGCCATTGAGCCACTGGAATCCACCCTTGCCGTTTGGCATGAATCCACCAGTAACATCCATGTTGGTCATGTCCTCTGTGCATACCAGTCGGTATGCGCCTGCCTCAACATCGCCAGTCGTTAGACCTGCGTAAGTCTTTCCGATACCCGAAGGTCCGTACAGAATCACACGGTCAATTCCTGCGTTGAGTGTGTCCTCTAGTGCTTGCCAGCACTCGGGGAGTTTGGTTGCTGTATCTGCCATTTCTTTCTCCTTGTTTGTTGTGGTTGGTATGGCAACACCCACTGTATCGGGAAGGGTACAGACTAGCCAACATTTATTTGTGACTACTTATATATGTATCCAAGTTATCTATTAGAGAGTTATCTATTAGAGGTAGGCAGAGTTATCTATTAGAGATATCCGTTTGGTGCGTGGGCAAGCCCGAGCGAAGCGAAGGGTGCGCCAGTTATCGGAAGCCCCCCGTCTGCGAAGTTATTGGAAGCCCCCCGTGTGCCTGCTCGCTCGTTCCCCGAGCCGAGCCCCGCTGTGTCGGCGAGTTGGCCGGGGCTCTCTCTTGAAAGAAGAAGAAAAAGGAGAAAAAGTTATCTATTAGAAGTAATTACTTATCTTGGGTCTTGGGGTCAATGACTTCATAAAGACCCTTCTTGATTTTCCTGAAGTATGGAGAAATCCGCAGATACTCAAGTGTGGTCGGATAGGAGAAACCACATGTCTCAACAAGTTGTTCGGTGGTGAACTGTTCTGCTTCGTGGAGTTTTGCCCACTCAATGAAAGCACCCCACTTCTTTTCTCGTTTTTCTGGCTTTACCTCGTCGAGCGACAAGACCGTAGATTTCCCCAGATATTTCTGGAGTAGGTCAGGAATAACGAAATCTTGCACAGAGTAAGACCGTAGGAAGGATTCGGGTGGGCGAGCCTGACCCTCTCGTTGCCACACCGCAAGTACATGGAGTCCACGCACAAGTTCACCGATGTAGTTGACTTCATCTGCTGGAACAGAGAACTTGGATTTATGCTTCTTGGTCGCTTCATCCCATAATTCTTTATTGACGCTGTCAACGAACTGTTCTGTTATTGCCTGCATAGTAATCCTGCTTTCTTGGATAAAAGTTATCTATAGCCACCCAGCATAATAAGCGAGTATCAGACTTGCAAGGTACATGTTTATAAATTTGATTTTCTATCAGATGAAAACATGCAGTAGTCATCCGCCACCGTCAAATAAAACGATTTTTTT